CAAATGCTGACACTACGACAACAACGGAAACTACGGAAATTGATAATCAGACAGATAAGGAATCAGAAACAGCAGAAGTTAATTCAACTGAATCAGATGTGGTTGAAAATAAAGAAACAGAAGGATCGGAGACGGAGACGAACACTAAAGAAACTGTGGACGCTAAAGAGACTAGCGATGTTAAGACAGGGAACACTGCCGCTAGAATTGACAGCGTAGAAAAAAAAGTAGAAAGAGTTATTGCTAAAGTTTTAGCAAAATTAAAAGAAGTTGATAAGAAACTACAAGCCATACAATATATTACAACGCAGGGAATGACTGCTAATCAGGCTGACGTTTCAAGTTATATAAATAAGCGTATCTACGGTAACCAATCATTATATGATAATGTTCCGTTCTATGAAAATCTAAATATTTTAGAACAGCAACAAATATATACAGAGGTCGATTTAAACACCTACAAAAGTAATGATCCAATTGCTGTAAAACAACGCCTAACGGTAGAAATAGAGCAAGAGATTAATAGAATACAATCAGAACTCTATGCATTAAAACAAAAAAGAGGATAACTATGATAGATAAAATTAAAAATAATCTTACAGCATTAATAGCCACAGTAGGTTTAATTGGTACAATTGGAACAGGATTTGTTAAGTACGGTGAAATTATGGCAAAGATTGATTCAATTGATCCTGATAAGTTTGCTAATACTGTAAAAGTTTATGATGAGAAATTAGCAAAATATGATACTAATATTAAAATTAATGAAAAAGAAATTGAGTTATTAAAAGCTCAAATTAAAGAATTAAAAATCAGAGCTGGTAATCCACTAGCAAATTAATATGGCAGAAGAAAAAGAGTGTACTGAGATAAAGGTAGATATACAAACTCTAAAAAAAGATATAGAGAATGTAAACGCTATTCAAGGTAAATTAGATACAGCAATAGATAAATTGACAGATGTTTCTTCATCTATTAAGTCTATGTTAGCTGTCCACGAAGAAAAATTAGCTAGACAAGAAAAGGTAGATGAAGTTATATTTGAGAAGTTAAAAGATAGAGCAGATGAAATTACAGAAATATACCGTGAGTTGAGAAAAGACATAGATTTAGTTGAAAAACGGGTACTCATTGAAATTAAGTCTTTAAAAAACGACTTTAGTAATAGAATGGGTGTTTTAGAAAAATATAGATGGATTATTATGGGTGGTGCTATAGTTATAGGATTTATACTATCAAAGAATTTTACACAAATTATACAATTGATGTCAAATTAGACTTGACTTTTTAACAAATATATAGTATATTGTTATTGTGTTATGTCGAGTTATATTGATCTAAAGTTTATTAATAATTTAAGGTCTAGGTTAAGTCAATTCAAACAAAAGAATGACTACCTATTCAATTTTAGATGTCCCCATTGTGGTGACTCTAAGAAATCTAAATTAAAAAGTAGAGCATATTTTTATAGAGTTAAAAATGATATGTTCTTTAAGTGCCACAATTGTGGTATGGGTCAAAACTTGGCTAACTTTATCAAGTTTATTGATCCACAAATGCATTCCCAATATCTTTTAGAAAGATATAAGGGCGGTACCCCTGCGACACCGAAACCAAAGTTTGATTTTAAACCAATATTTGAAGAAACAAACTTACTAGATAATCTAAAAAAGATAAGTGAACTAGATGATAAACACCCTGCAAAACAATATGTTATAAAAAGAAAAATACCAAGTGAGTTTTTTGATAAATTATATTTCTGTGATAGATTTGGGAAGTTAGTAAATAAGATTAAACCAAAAACTTATAATACTAAAACTGATCACCCAAGATTAATTATACCGTTTTATGATACGACAGATAAGCTATTTGCTTTTCAAGGTCGTGCTTTTGGAAAAGAACAACCAAAGTATCTAACAATAAAGTTAGATGAAAACAAACAGAAGGTATATGGACTTGAAAGAATTAATTTCCAAAGACACATTTACATCACGGAAGGTCCGATTGATAGTTTATTTGTTGATAATTGTCTGGCTGCTGCTGGTGCAGATTTAATTTTAAAAAATAAAATTTTACCGCAAGAAGTTACATATATATTTGATAACGAACCAAGAAATAAAGAAATTATAAAAAGAATGTATAATGTGATTGAGAAAGATTATAATGTTGTAATATGGCCAAGTGATATTCAACTCAAAGATGTAAATGATATGATAATGTCTGGAATGTCCAAAGTACAAGTTGCTGATCTTATAAGTAAAAACACATATTCAAAATTATCAGCACTTACTAAAATGAATGAATACAAAAAAACAAAGGGGATATAATGGCAGCACAAGAAACTATTATTAATGTAATTAAAAGAGGTGAACGTGGTAAGGAGCCATTAAACATTGAAAAAATCCACGAGATGGTTGAATATGCTTGCGAAGATATTACAGGAGTTTCTTCTTCACAATTAGAAATGAATAGTGGTTTACAATTTTATGATGGAATGACCACTGATGAAATACAACAAATTTTAATTAAGTCAGCAGCAGATTTAATTTCATTAGAATCACCTAACTATCAATATGTTGCGGCACGACTACTTTTATATTCATTACGAAAACAAGTTATAGGAAGATTGTGGGATCACCCGCATATATATGAACACGTAAAAAAATGTGTTAGTAAAAATTTATACGATCCAAAAATTTTAGAGTATTATGATAAAAGAGATTTTGATAGAATGGAAAATTGGCTTAACCACGAAAGAGATTATACATTTACTTATGCAGGACTTAGACAAGTTTTAGATAAGTACCTTGTACAAGATAGAAGTACAGGTGAGATATTTGAAACACCTCAATTTATGTATATGTTAATCTCATCTACAATCTTTGCTAATTATCCAAAAGCTATTAGAATGACATACGTTAAAAAATATTATGATGCTATTTCAACATTTAAAATTAATATTCCTACTCCCGTAATGGCAGGTGTTAGAACACCTATGAAACAATATGCAAGTTGTGTTCTTGTTGATGTTGATGATACACTACCAAGTATCTTTAGTAGTGATATGGCAATAGGTCGTTATGTAGCTCAAAGAGCTGGTATCGGTATCAATGCTGGAAGAATAAGAGGTATCAATTCACGTATTAGAGGTGGCGAAGTACAACACACAGGTGTTATTCCTTTTCTTAAAAAGTTTGAAGCAACTGTAAAATGTTGTACACAAAATGGTGTAAGAGGTGGTTCTGCTACAGTACACTTTCCTATTTGGCACCAAGAGATACAAGACATTATCGTATTAAAAAATAACAAAGGTAGTGAAGATAATAGAGTTAGAAAATTAGATTACTCAATTCAAATATCAAAAATATTTTACGAAAGATTTATTAACGACCAAGAGATAACATTATTCTCACCACACGAAGTACCAGAATTATATGAAGCTTGGGGATCGCCAGAGTTTGATGAATTATATGAAAAGGCAGAAAGAAAGATAAGTGTTAGTAAAAATAAAATATCAGCACAGCAATTATTTTTTGATATACTAAAAGAAAGAGCAGAAACAGGTCGTATATACATTATGAATATAGATCATTGTAATACTCATTCATCATTTAAAGATAGAGTTTATATGTCAAACTTATGCCAAGAGATTACTTTACCTACAAATCCAATAGATCATATTGATGGTACTGGTGAAATTGCGTTATGTATTTTATCAGCAATCAATGTAGGTAAAATTTCATACTTAGATGATTTAGAAAACTTATGTGATCTTGCGGTTAGAAGTTTAGATGAAATAATAGATCATCAAAATTATCCTGTATTGGCAGCAGAAATATCTACTAAAGCAAGAAGAAGTTTAGGTATAGGTTATATTGGTTTAGCACACTATCTAGCTAAACAAAAAGTAAAATATGATGATAAACAAGCGTGGAAAGAAGTAGATGAATTAACAGAAACATTCCAGTATTATCTATTAAAGTCAAGTAATACCTTAGCAAAAGAAAAAGGTAAATGTGATTACTTTAATAGAACAAAATATTCCGATGGTATCTTACCAATTGATACTTACAAAAAAGAGGTAGATGAGATTGTAAATCGTAAACTATCTATGAAGTGGGAACAATTGAGAAAAGATATAAAAGAGTTTGGGTTACGACATAGCACACTCTCAGCTCAAATGCCATCCGAATCCTCTAGTGTGGTCTCTAATGCTACAAATGGTATAGAGCCACCTAGAGATTATTTAAGTGTAAAGAAATCTAAAAAAGGACCTTTAAAACAAGTTGTACCAGATTATCAAAGACTTAAAAATTTTTATACCTTACTTTGGGATATGAAAAGTATGGAAGGTTATATAAATATCGTTGCTATAATGCAGAAATACTTTGACCAAGCGATTTCAGGTAACTGGTCATATAATCCAGAACACTATGAAGATGGTCAAGTTCCTGTATCAGCAATGGCACAAGACTTGTTAATGACTTATAAGTTAGGTTGGAAAACTTCTTATTATCAAAATACATATGATAGTAAGAAAGATGAAGACGAACCATCACACCCTATTGGTTGGATTGATAACGTGCCTGAGGAAAATCCTAAACAACAAATAGAGGACGAGGCTTGTGAGTCTTGTACAATTTAGATGGAAAATAGTTTACTTATACATAAACATTTAATTATTAGAGCAGATATAAACAACCCACCAAAAGATGTAGAGTTTTTAAAAAGTTGGATGGAAGACTTTATAAAATTTATTAATATGAAAGTTATGTTAGGACCTTATGTTGCTTATTGTGAAAAACCAGGTAATAGAGGAATTACTGCTATATCTGTGATAGAAACAAGTCATATTGCAATGCACGTTTGGGACGAACCCAATCCTGCACTTATGCAATTAGATATATATAGTTGTTCGGAATTTAATCCATATCTAATCGCAGATAAGTTAAAAAAAGATTTTGCAGTGCAAAAGTTAGATTACAAATTTTTAAATAGGGAAACAGGATTAAAAAATATAGTTTTAAACAAACAGTACGTAGTATAATGAAAAGTGTATTTAATAAAGATAAAAATTTAGATGTTACAAAACAGATGATGTTTTTTGGTCCAGATTTATCAGTACAAAGGTACGATAATATGAAGTATCCAATCTTTGATAAACTAAATCAACAACAACTTGGTTATTTTTGGAGACCTGAAGAAGTATCTTTACAAAAGGATAGAAATGATTACCTTGAATTAAGAGATGAACAAAAGTTTATCTTTACATCTAATCTAAAATATCAAACTATGTTAGATAGTGTACAAGGTAGAGGTCCTTGTTTAGCATTCTTACCTTTCTGTAGTTTACCAGAACTTGAAGGTTGTATCGTAACTTGGGATTTCATAGAAACAATCCATAGTAGAAGCTATACATATATAATTAAAAACTTATATTCTAATCCAAGTGATGTTTTTGATACAATTATACAAGATGAAAAAATAGAGAAAAGAGCAAAATCTGTTACACAATGTTATGATGATTTAATTGCTATGGGTTATCAATGGACACTTACTCCTGACAAAGTTGATATGTATGAATTAAAGAAGAAACTATATCTTGCTATGGTCACAGTAAACATACTTGAAGGATTAAGATTTTATGTGTCGTTTGCTTGTTCATTTGCGTTTGGTGAGTTAAAGAAACTAGAAGGTTCAGCAAAGATAATATCTTTTATAGCTAGAGATGAAAGTCAACATTTAGCAATGTCACAAAGAATAATTAACAATTGGAAAGACCACGAGAACGACAAAGAAATGTTAAAAGTCATTAAAGATTGTGAAAAAGAAGTTTTAAAAATGTATGAAGACGCTGTTGGTGAAGAAAAAAGATGGGCAACTTATCTATTTTCAAAAGGTTCTATGATAGGTTTGTCAGAAAAACTATTACATCAATTCGTAGAATATATGGCAAATAGAAGAATGAAAGCAATTCAATTAAACCCAATCTATGATCAGAAAAGTAATCCACTTCCTTGGGTAGATCATTGGTTAAATAGTAGAAGCACACAAAACGCACCACAAGAAACAGAAATTGAAAGTTACGTTATTGGTGGTATAAAACAAGACGTTAAAAAAGATCAATTTAAAAAATTTAAACTATAATGGTAGAAAAAAGACAAAAGACTTGTTCTAGTTGCGAAACTAAATATACTATCGAATGGGATATTGAAGTGCAAGATTTAGAACCTTTAACTTGTCCATTTTGTGGACACGAAGTAGAGGACCTTGAAGATGATAATGAAGAAGCAACTTGGACAAATAATGCAGACGATAATTGGAATTGATTATAGTTTAAATAGTCCCGCAATTTGTATCGCTGACACTAGCTTTGAATTTGAAAAGTGTCAGTTTTATTTTTTAACAAGTAAAAAGAAACATATAGGTAACTTTGGTAAAAATATAACAGGATATGAACACAAAGAATACAAAAATGCGATTGAAAGATTTAAAAACCTCTCGGACTTTATCTTACATTGCTTGGAGAAGACGAGTCTTAAAAAGGCAATCTTTATTGAAGGCTATTCGTTTGGCTCAAAAGGACAAGCTATTTTTCAAATTGCGGAAAATTGCGGTATCCTTAAATATAGGCTTGACTATGAAAAAGATTTTATCTACGACACTATTGTACCTAGTGTTGTCAAAAAATTTGCTAGTGGCAAAGGTAATGCGGATAAAGAAAAAATGTACGATTCTTTTAAAAAAGAAACGAAAATAGATTTAAAAAAAATATTTGATATGGAAAAGTTGAATAATCCAGTAACAGATATTATTGATAGTTATTATATTGCGAGATGTGGTTATGAAAATATTAAAAGCACAAAAAAGTCTTCCTGATTTTGCAACACAATATTTTGATGTAAAATCATTAAGAATAATACCAGCAGATGAGTGGTTAACAAAACGTTTTAATGAATTTGGTTATGGTGAAAGTTTTGAAAAACACGGAATGATATGGCCTATTGCTGTTACAGATCATAGACAACAATGGGTTAAAGACAGAATACTCCCCAAAAATCCACAACACAAAGATAAAAACGGTAATCTAATATCAGGTTATTATGTTCACATAGGTAATAAAAGAGTTATGTGGGCTAAACAAAATGGTTATGAAATGATTGAAGGTTATTATTTTCATTCAATGGAAGATAAAAGAAAGATACATCAATTACAACATATAAAACACACGGAGATACCAAAATGAAAAATGTAAAAGGTTGGTATTTACCAGACGGCGATACGCACTTTCAATCAATGTTAAAAAAAGTTAATGATGAATTTACTTATCAACAATCACATAGAGATTTTGTATTAAACTATGTAGATAAGTTTGATGTTGCTATAGATGTAGGTGCGAATGTAGGATTTTGGTCAAAAGATTTTTGTAGAAAATTTAAAAGTGTGTGGGCGTTTGAACCTATAAATGATGTAATAGAATGTTATAAAAAAAATATGGCATCCTTTAATAATTGGCATTTAGAAGAAGTAGGTTTATCAAATAAACAAGGTGAAAATATTAAAATATATAAAGGTATAGAAAACTCTGGTGGTTCTTCTTTAGTAGAGGGTTTTGAAAGTGCTAGTAATCAGTTTCAATATATTGATGTTAAAAAGTTAGATGATTATATAAATGATTTTACTACGGTTGATTTAATCAAAGTTGATATACAAGGTAGTGAACAAGCATTTTTAAATGGCGCTATAGATTTTTTACAAAAATTTAATCCTACCTTATCACTAGAGTTACCAATAAGAACAGACAAAGAAAAAACAATAGCAAAACATATTAATAAATTTTTAAAAGATATAGGTTACAAAGAATTAGGTAGACATAAAAAAGATACGGTGTTTAAAAAATGAGTAAATTAAAAGTAATATTACCAGCGGCAGGAAAAGGTACTAGATTAAATCTACCTTACCCTAAAGAGATATTAAGATTAGATAATGACAACGCACTAATAGATAATTGTTTTAACTTCTTTAGAGATTATGGTAGAAAAGATGTAGAGTTTGTGGTAGTTATCAATGAAAACAAATTAGAACTTGTAAGTTATCTAGCAAAATATAAAGAGAAATATAATATATCATTTGTATTTCAAAATCCAAACGAAAAAGAATATACTGGTGCTATCAAAAGCGCAAGTCATTTATTTGGTGAACATAATTTAGTAATGTTACCTGATACATTGATGAAGTTAAAACCAAATGAAGATTTATTTACTTTAGTACAGAACTCATTATTAGAAACTGGTTTTACTTTTTTATATAAAAAAGAAAAAGATGAAGATATACTAAAAACAAAAGGTGCACTCTATGTAAATCCTGAAGGCAATATTATAGAGTACGAAGATAAACCACAAGAAAAATTAAATAACTATAATGCGTTTTGGTGTGCATTTGCTTTTAGAAAAAGAACGTTTGACGTGTGTATGAACTTTATGGAAAAGTCAACACTAAATCTAAAACGATTAGATGATGAAATAACACATACTCCTATCTTTGGTTCTAAAGGTATAGAAGTGTTAGAGTATATAGATTTAGGTACTTGGCCAGAGATTAGAAGATTATTAAAAGATTATGAAAAAGATTATAGCTGATTGTGATGGTGTATTATTAGATTGGGGATATGCCTTTGAAGTTTGGATGGCAGATCAAGGTTATATAAAACTACCTGATACAGATCAATATTTTAGTATGGCAAAACGTTTTGGTATTTCGCCAGACGAATCTTACGATAAAGTTATAGAGTTTAACAATACAGGTGTTCTTGGTTATCTACCAGCATACAAAGACGCTGTTGAGTATGTAACAAGATTACATAGAGAAGGTTGGGGTATCGAAGTTATCTCTATGATAGGTCCTGACAAGTACGCTAATCGTTTGAGACAAATGAACTTAATAAGACTATTTGGTGATATATTTGATTACATCTACTGCGCTGGTAGTCATACGCAACCTAAAAAAGAAATATTAGAAAGTAGATATAAGAATAGTAATTATATATGGGTTGAAGACAGATTAGACTACGCTCAGCAGGGGAAAGAGGTAGGAATGAACACTTTTGTTATGGACCATCCATACAATAGAGAATGGACAGGACAAAGAATTACAAATTGGAAGGAGTTATATGACGCCGCACAACAATGCAAGTAAGGGTGATTACGCTGATGTAGTATTATTACCAGGTGATCCTTTAAGAGCAAAATGGATTGCTGAAACATTTTTTGATAATCCTATACAAGTTAACAATGTAAGAAACTGTTTAGGATATACAGGAACTTATAATGGTGTAAGAGTTTCTACACAAGCAGGTGGAATGGGTATGGCATCAAACGGAATATATATCCACGAACTTTATAATGACTATGATGTTAAATGTATTATAAGAGTAGGAAGTGCAGGTGGTATCTCTAAAAAGATTAAAGTAGGTGATATAGTTGCGGCAACAACAGCAAGTACAGATAGTAATATCACAAATGGTTTAGTTAATCGTTATCAAATTAGTCCAAGTGTAACATATAGTTGGTTAGAAAGATTTATGAAACACTGTCCTGATGCACACGTAGGTAGTATTGTATCAAATGACTACTTTTATAATCCTAATCCTAATTGGTGGAAAGAACTTCAACAACAAGGTACAGTTGCAGTAGAAATGGAAACACATATATTATATGCACTTGCGTCACAATTTAATAAAGAAGCATTATCAGTTTGTACAATATCAGATCATTTAGATGATGAAGTAGATAATAAAAGAATGTCATCAATTGAAAGAGAAAAAGGATTTGATAAGATGATTAAAGCAGTATTAAAATCTATATGTTAGTTTATTATAATCCAAAATTAAAAAATGAAGAAGTACCTTATTCTTATAGAGTAAGAGCAATATTACCTTCTTCTAAAATTAAAAATAGCAAAGTTATAGATGATTTAAATGAAATTAATAAAAGTGATATTGTTGTTGTAAATAAAAAAATAAAAAAACAAGAAGTTGATATACTTTGTGAAAGAAAAATAAATTATATATTTGATATATCCGACAACAAATGGCCTTTACAAAAAGATATTTTAAATTATACTGCTGAAAGAGCAAAGAGTATAGCAACAACGTGTGATACTTTAAAAAATGTAATTAAAAATAACACAGGTAAAGATGCGTTTGTAATACCCGATCCTACTGAAAGAGACGAAGAAGAAGCCAAATTTGAAGTTACAGAAAATAATTTAGTTGTTTACTATGGTAGTGATGGTAATTATAAAAATGTTGATTGGAATTATATTAATAAACAATTACATAGTGTACATAAAACAGATTTAAAAGTAATTACAAATATTCCAAAAGAAATACGACCTCATAAAATGGCTCCATATAGATCACTAATACAAAAATTAACTCTGAATGAGAGAGATGAATTAATTAAAAAAGTAGAGAAACAATATAAAAAAGTAATACCTTGGAGTTATGATATACAAGCAGATTATGTAAGAAAATGTAGTTTTGTATTATTACCTGTATCTAGTAAAAATAGTGATATGATGAGATCAAAAGGAAACAATAGACCCGTAGATGCTTTAAGAATGGGTAGATATGTTATTTGTACGGAAGGTGTACCTAGTTATAATATATTAAAAGACTTTATACATATAGGTGACATACAACAAGGTTATCAATGGGCAATTGATAATAAAGAAGAAGTTTTAGATAAAATAAAAAAAGGACAAAAGTTTATAAGAGAAAACTATGAATTAAATATTATTGCTAAAAAATGGCAAAATATATATGAAAGTATAATATAATGAAAATTGAAGTAATTACATCTTGGAATAATAAACTATACGAAAAATATGCACATAGATTTAATGAAACATATAACTGGCCTTTTCCTGTAACTGTTTATAATGAAGATGAAGATTTTTTTGATAAGGCACCAGATTGTAAAAAGTTTGTAACAAGAAATCAAAGTCGTGCTGTAAAAAACTTTTTGTTTGATGGTGTTCGTTTTTGTTACAAAGTTTATGCATATACTCACGCTATTATAAATTCAGATGCAGAGGGTATCATTTGGTTAGACGCAGATAGTATCTTTCACGTACCTATCAAAGAAGATTTTATAATTGAAAATATACACCGTGATGATTGTATGGTAACATATCTAGGTAGAGGTGGTATGTATAGTGAATGTGGGTTTTTGTATTTTAATATGAAACACCCTGAAATAAAAAACTTTGCTACAGTGTTAAAACATATGTATGATAAAGATAAGATATATGAAGAAATAGAATACCACGATAGTTATATCTTTGATGTGGTTAGAAAAAAGTTTGAAAATGAACGTAATGTAAAAAATCATAATATAGGTGATGAGGGTAAGGCACACGTTCAACATAGATCGGTATTAGGAAAAATTTACGATCACGCAAAAGGTAATAGAAAATATGAAGGTGGTAGTGGCCACTGGAAAAGAAGATAAGGAGTTGTTATGAAAAAAATATTAATAATGGGATTGCCAGGTTCTGGTAAATCTTATCTGGCGGATAAACTGGCGCCAATGATAAATGCAGTTTGGTTAAATGCAGATAGAGTAAGAGAAGAAGCAAACGATTGGGATTTCTCAACAGAAGGTAGACAAAGACAAGCAAATAGAATGAAGTCACTAGCACAAAAAGCTATTGATGATGGTAAACACGTTATTGCTGACTTTGTGTGTCCAACACCAAAAACAAGAGAAGACTTTGGAGCCGATTATACAATATGGGTAGATACTATTAAAGAAGGACGATTTGAAGATACAAATAGAATGTTTATAAAACCTAGTGAATACGATTTTAGAGTACCTACTCAAAACGCTGAACTATGGGCAATTCGTATCGCAGATCAAATACAAGAATACAAATGGGATAATAGAAAACCAACAGCGCAAATGTTAGGAAGATGGCAACCTTGGCACGAAGGACATCAAAATTTATTTGAAGAAATCATAAAGAAAACAGGACAAGTAAATATTCAAGTTAGAGATGTATTAGGTGTAGGAGACAATCCTTTTGATTTTGAAACTGTAAAAGAAAATATAGAAAAGGCATTAATATCATATAAAAATAGAATTAAAATAACTTTAGTACCCAATATAACAAATATCTGTTATGGTAGAGGAGTTGGTTATAAAATAGAAGAAATTGTATTACCAGAAAAGATACAAAAGATTTCTGCAACTGAAATAAGAAAAAAGATGAGAGCAGATGGTATTTTATCAGATGTAAATACAGCACATAGTACAATATCAGTAGAAGTAAAAGGCAAATAATGATAAATGTTTTTATAGGATATGATAGTAAAGAAAAGGCAGCATTTAGTACCTTATCATATAGTATATTAAAGAACTCAACAAAACCTATAGCAATTACACCAATATACTTACCAAATATTAAAGATGATTTTGTTAGAGAAAGAAACAATCTCTCATCAACAGAATTTTCTTTTAGTCGTTTTATTATTCCACACCTTATGAACTATCAAGGTTGGGCATTGTTTATGGATTGTGATATGGTTATGGAAGCAGATATAAATGAACTATGGCGATTAAGAGACGACAGATATGCCGTACAAGTTTGTAAACACGATTACACACCAAAGAGTAAAGTTAAGTTTTTAAATCAAGTACAAACAGTTTATCCTAAAAAGAACTGGTCTAGTTTTATGTTAATGAATTGTAAGAAGT